TGGGATAATTCTCTCAATAGTTTAACATCCAAGGCGACTGGATTTGATACATCTTTCAATTATTTCTACGGACAAAAGACGACTTGGGATAATTCTCTCAACAGTTTAACATCCAAGGCGACAGGATTTGATACATCTTTCAACTATTTCTACGGACAAAAGACGACTTGGGATAATTCTCTCAACAGTTTAACATCCAAGGCTACAGGATTTGATACATCCTTTAATAATCATTTCACAAGACTTGGTGGGTTGGATACATCTATGAATGGATTGCTTGTAAGAGGGGCTAACTGGGATACTTCTTTTAATAGTATTTTGAGCGATGGATGGGTAACAAGTGAAAGATTGAACCCGAGTTTAATATTACCTACATCAACTATTGTGAATACAAGTCCAGAAGCAAGTGCAAATGATACTCGTGTTGCTACCACTGCATATGTTGTATCCAAAATATCTTCTATAACAGACACAACGATTACTGGTAATTTATTGCTGAATAATGCTTCTTATACTACAGGAAATTGGAGACACAATGTATCTGCAACAGGGACATATACTCTGTATAATACAGGAACAGCTGGTGGGGTGGATTTGGGTGCATCTGCGACATCTTGGAGTGCGAGATCAGATGAGAGATTAAAGAAAAATATTGAGTATATGACATCTTCTCTTGATTGTGTTTTGCAATTGAAACCTTGTTTCTATCAATTCAATCAAGACCCAGAAACAATCCGACGCGTAGGATTTATAGCTCAAGATGTTGATAAAACCCTACCTATCCTTGTTGATAAAACAGGATACGATGAAGTGCTACAGGATAATATTTATAGTATCCGAACTACAGAAATGATACCTTATTTGGTACAATCTATACGCGATCAGCAATACATTATTAATAATTTAACATCAAAGTTGAATGAAGTAATGCAAAGAGTTGATGTGCTAACTGGAGTAAGTAGTGAAATAATACCTGTAGTGGAAATACCCGATTATTCTATCCCAGTGGTGGAGGAAGCTCCTGTGGCCGATGCTCCCATAGTGGAGGAAACTCCTGTGGCGGATGCTCCCATAGTGGAGGAAGCTCCTGTGGCGGATGCTCCCATAGTGGAGGAAACTCCAACCGAGCCAACACCATAAAAACAACATAATAAATACAACACCATAAAAACATAATAAATATACCTACCTATAGGAATATTTATCTACTATATGCAAATCTACTTCCCTTCTCTCTTCTTTGCATTCTCAACAGCAGTCTTGAATAATTCTTCACGGAAAACTGGATCTGCAACTTCTCTCTCTTCAAAATTCACCGTTTCTTTCACACCGATCAAATTACCTTCCTTATCCATCGTTTGCGTTAAAACATTACCTGTCTCTTCCGCTTTCTTCATATTCTCTAATACTGCCTTCTCCGTCATTCTCTTCTTGCGGTTCTCAAATTCCAACTTCGCTTTCTCCTGGTTAAGCAATTTTTGTTTATGCAATTCGTTTAATTTTTCTTCAGCATACTCCAATCTACCTGTCTTATAAGCATCTGGCTCCCAAGGGATCCAAATACCCACAGGGCCCACAAAAATATCGTGATTTGGGTCCATTTCTCTCAACTTCTTACATCTGGCCTCCGCCTCATATTCAGTTGCAAATGCACCACGGATTTTTAATCCACGCACATTAGTTTGGAATGCGTGGTCTCGTGAGAATTCATTTGTTAAGCGTTCTTCGTGCATATCCATAAAATTCTTAAAATCATCTTCTACAGAAAGTTCCTTACGCAAAGCAGGAGCTTCTTCCTGTAAAAAATCATTAAAATCATCAGCCAATTCCTTCATATTAATATTGTAATTATGAGAGACTAATCCCAAGAATTCAGTAAAAACTTTGAGAGATTTAGTGTAATCCCAGTCTTGCACGAACTTCTCAAACATAAACATTTCCTTCTTCTTTAGGATTGTTTCGGGAGAAACAAAGGAAACACAAACATACTTTTGTCCTGAAATTGGGGGGTCTTCATCCAATAAATTAACATATTTAGGATTAATTGATCCATCGGCTAATGTCTTTTTTTCAAAGTCGGTCATTTTATAAATTGTAATTAGAATTCGTATTTAAATAGGTTTAGGTAAAAAATACTTTGTCAAACAATATTTTTTGTTTCTGTATTATATAAATGAGTAGTGTTTTCGATTTCAATGAACTCGTTAGACGAGCTATCAAGTACATTATTGAGGGTCTTGTCGTTGCTATTGCCGCTTACGCCATCCCCAAGTCCAAGGCTCTTAAGCTTGAGGAGATTGTCATCATCGCTTTGATGGCTGCCGCCACATTCAGTGTGTTGGATATCTTCATTCCTTCTATGGGTGCTTCTACCAGAAACGGTGCCGGTCTTGGTATCGGGTTCAACCTTGTCCGTTTCCCTGGTGGGTTTTAAGACCCCGATTATTAAGTGATTTTCGAGAGAAAATGTATTCTATATATCCTAATTATGACATATAGAACTTGTTGCCTGATAATATCGTCCAAATATCTATTTCCATATATGCTGTAATATTATACAATATGTCTATATCCATTAATACAGATTGTCAGCTTAAATGCAATCCGGAACAAGATATTATACATAAATCGTGTAGTCCAAAACTATCAATGTCAAAAATGGTATTTATAACAAATGCGATTGAAAATGGATGGACGGTGAAAAAAAAGAATGGTCTCTACATTTTTTCTAAAAAACACGGAAACAAAAAAGAAGTTTATATGAAAAACTATTTAGACAATTTTATACATTCCAATTTAGCGTAATTATTTATGAAATAACATATTCCGCCATCATTATACAAAAATCCCGGTTTGCGTTAAAATAAGAATAATGAGTATAGTTTTTGTGATTTCCATTTTTAATGGTAATTTTCAATATATTATAGTGTAGGTCATTGTAGTATATTTATAATATAAATTGGTGGATATTTTTATGGAAAATACACTGTTTTTCGACTGAATTAATTCAATTTCCAAGAAATTATTATATTTAGGAATTATATAAACCGATAAACATGGGTGGTGCTTTACTTCATTTAGTCGCTTATGGCGCACAAGACGCTTTTTTAACTGGTAACCCCGAGATTACTTTCTGGAAGGTTACTTACCGCAGACATACTCACTTCGCTATGGAGTCCATCGAACAGACCTTCTCCGGCCAAGCCGATTTCGGTCGCAGAGTTACCTGCACTGTCAGTAGAAACGGTGATTTAGCTTACCGCGTCTATTTACAGGTTACTCTCCCCGAGATTAACCAAGATGTTGATGGATCCGAGGGTGATGTCTATGCCCGTTGGTTGGATTTCCCCGGCGAACAACTCATCTCCCAAGTTGAGGTCGAAATTGGAGGCCAAAGAATTGAGAGACAATATGGTGAATCCATGCACATCTGGAACCAACTCACTATGTCTGCCGAACAACAAAAGGGTCTCTACAAGATGCTCGGTCATACTACCCAATTGACCTACATCACTGACCCCACCTTCGCTGACATCAACGGTCCTTGTGCTTCCACCAGTGGTCCCGGCCAAGTGTGTGCTCCCCGCAACACCCTCCCCGAAACCACCTTATACATTCCTCTTCAATTCTGGTTCTGCCAAAACCCTGGTTTGGCTCTTCCTTTGATCGCCTTACAGTACCACGAAGTGAAAATCAACATTGACTTCCGCCCCATTGGTGAGTGCTTATGGGCTGTCAGCTCTTTGACTGCCCCCGCTGGAACCAGTGCCCAAGTCACCAGAGCCTACCAACAATCCCTTGTTGCTGCCTCTCTCTACATCGACTATATCTTCTTGGATACCGATGAACGCAGAAAGATGGCTCAAAACCCCCACGAATACTTAATCGAGCAACTCCAATTCACTGGTGATGAATCCATTGGTTCCTCTTCCAACAAGATTAAGCTCAACTTCAACCACCCCTGCAAGGAACTCATCTGGGTCGTCCAGCCTGATGCCAATGTGGATTACTGCTCCTCTTTGGAAGGCGGCCAAACCTTATACAAGACCCTTGGAGCCCAACCCTTCAACTACACTGATGCTATTGATGCTCTCCCCAACGCTATCCACGCTTTCGGTGGTCCTCACAGCGTTGGAGGTGCTAGTGCCTTCATCACTGCCGATGGTACCTTCCAAATGGCTGGTGCCCTTGATAATGGTGCTGGTGCTGCCAGTGCTTGGGACGGGCAATTCGCCAACACTGGCGGTGCTAATGTCGGTGCTTATGTCTCTGATGCCGGAACATTCGTTCTTGCCGAGACTGCTCTTGACATGCACTGCTGGGGTGAGAACCCTGTTGTGACTGCCAAGTTGCAACTCAACGGCCAAGACCGCATCTCTGAACGCGAAGGTTCTTACTTTGATGTCGTTCAACCCTACCAACACCACACTCGCACACCCGACACTGGTATCAATGTGTATTCCTTCGGCTTAAGACCCGAGGAACACCAACCCTCTGGTGCCCTCAACTTCTCCAGAATTGA